GGTGTTTCCGTACATTGAATACGCACCAATAGTTGTGTTGTGAGTACCTGCGCTGTTTGTTTCCAATGCAAACGCACCAACAGAGGTGCAATATATTCCTGTTGTTCCAACTGCTGCGTTATATCCCAACGCAGTCAGGAAAGGAGTACCACCACTGGCAGTCATCTTTCCGTACACACTACCTTCAACAGTAGGCGTAGCGGCAGAACCACCAGCAGCGGCCCAACTTCCATCGCCACGCCAGAATGTTGAAGCACTAGCAGATGTTCCTGAGTTTAAATTAGTAACAGGTAAGTTTCCTGTTACGGCAGTTGACAGGGGTATATTTGTGACTGTATTGCTTGCACCGCTGATAGTTTTATTTGTCAGCGTCTGTGTTGCTGTAACCCCTACTACATCAGTAAGTGTGTTACTTCCGTAGGCAATGGTTTTATTTGTCAGGGTTTCTGTGCCCGCCAAAGTAGACAATGTTCCCGTTGTCGGGAAAGTGACGTTAGTGGCTGCTGTCAGAGTTCGTGTGTAAGCAAAGTTACCAGAGCCTGTGACAGTCATGGCAGCGTTGTTTGCTACGCCCGTGCCGCCATTCGCAGGGGCCAATGTCCCTGCGAGAGTCACTGTGCCGGTGCTTGTAATTGGGCCACCGCTTGTTGTCAATCCAGTTGTGCCACCCGATACATCCACACTTGTCACTGATCCAGAGCCTGGGCCAGTGAATGCAATAGAGATTGACCCAGCGCCTGGGGTGATGGTCACACCAGACCCAGCAGTCAAAGATGCCTTGGTCAAAGTGTTGCCGGTGCTGTTACCAATCAGCAGCTGGCCATCGGTGTAGCTTGTCTGGCCAGTGCCTCCATTGAGGACTGCCAAAGTTCCTGTGATATCGGAGGTAGAAACAGTTATGGCATCCCAACTTGCGTTTGTGCCATCGCTTTGCAGATACTTGGTGTTAGCAGATGCTTGATTAGGCAACAAGTTATTTAAGGCAGCAGCAGCTGTAGAAGCACCCGTGCCGCCATCAGCCACAGCCAAATCGGTAATCCCAGTAATTGAACCGCCCGTAATCGCCACATTGCTTGATGTGATCGGGCCTGTCACCCCTGCCGTTGCTGTGACTGCGCCTGTCAAAGTTGAAGTGCCCGTAACCGCCAATGTCGTGCTTGCTGTAATCGCTTTAGCCGCCAAAGTGGTATTTGCTACTGTCGCAGTTCCTGTGGCAGCGCCAATGTTCACAGCAGTCGCTGCACCGGCAAAGTTCACAGTGGTTGCTGTGGTGTTGGCCAAGGCAAAGGTTGTTGATGGTGTCGTGAGGCCAGTTGTGACCGCTGGCGAGGTTAGGCTTGTTGTGCCTGTGGCCGTCAGCGTACCCGCGACCGCCAAGGTCTTGCCAGCGCCAACATTAAGGCCAACACTTGTGCCAGTGCCAGCAGCGGCAAACAGTGCATCGACCAAATCAAGGTCAGTGTTGACCTTAGTACCCCAGGTGTTTGAGCTTGCGCCAACTTCTGGCTTGGTCAGCAATAGATTTGTGGTGGTGGTATCTGCCATTTTTAGTCCTTAACCAAAAGTTTTTGCGCGTGTCAACAAATTGCCGCCAGAGGTTGAGCCTCGGTCATCGGCCACTTGCAAGTCATTTAACGCACGCTCATAAAGAGTCGCCCATACTTGAATTCTCGCATCATCTTGCAAGTATGGGGCGGCCTGCAATAGCGCTCCATAAAGATATATATCAGGGCTTGATGTCAAAATAAAATTGGTTGCAACACTTGCAGACAGTTTATTTAAATTTGCAAAGTAAACAATTTCGGCTGTATAGCTTGCGTCTGGTGTTGGCACAAAACGAAATTGAGTGCCGACCACACCAAAAAACTTTGGCCTGCCGCTGGCCGTAAATTTTGTTGATTCCTCATCCAAGGCATCCATTGTCATAAAAGACAAAGGGGTGATTGGGTTTGTGCTGGTCAATTTAAATGCTTTGACTTCTAAAAAGTCAGCAGGCGTTGACTCAAACTCTCCATCCACTGTCAAATTTGACCTGGTCAGCATCTGCCTAGTGCGCAGTGTTCTTTCAATTTGTGCTTCGGCCAGAGAGATAAAGTCGGGAATGGTGGTCGTTAAATCTGAACGATTAAGCCAGTCTGCTATTGAAGTCTTTAACTCTGTGTATGTAGTAAGTGCCATTATTGGGCCTCTTTTTCCATTTCCTCTTTCACAATCCAAGTGTGTTCATGGCGAAACTCAAACGTGCCAATGTGGCCAATTTCCTTTGAAACGTCATGGTCGATGTAGACTTTGTAACCTAGCTCTTGAGCTTTCTTACAAAAGAACACATCTTCTCCCATGTAGCCTCTGGTGGTCTGCCATGGCATATCAAACCATGGCTCACTCATGCCCTCAAACACCTCGCGCTTGATCAGCATTATGCCCGTTCCAATGCTTCCCACCTCTTCTAATCCAGTGGAATCTTCCATGGTGTAGACCGCCTGGCGCTTGCCGTCAGCGTCATAGTTCTGGGCAGTTGGTCCAGTGGGCATTCTGCGCCTGGCACAGTTGGCAGCCACAATCTCTTTGTCGTGCTTTAAGAGCCGCTGGACCATGTCCTGTGGAAAGGTCATGTCTGAGTCAATGAAAAGAATGTGTGTGCATCCTTCAGCCATGGCATCCAAGCAAAGGTCAGCCCTTTGGTTTTGGATAATTGTGCCTTGCATCAATTTCAGGCTGATAGCGTCTGTGGTGTTGAGCGTGTGATAAGCCACCATATTGACCATGCAATATGTGTAATTTGTGTGGACCTGATCACGGGCCGGTGTGCAGACTGCAATGTAGTTCATACTTTCCCTGGTCTCGTTCTAAAAAATTGGTTGTCGGAATCGTTGAGCCATTTTTTCATAAATTCTTGGTCATCGATCTTGCCCTCGGCCTTCATCTTGTAATAAAGCGATTCGGGGATGGATGCAATTAAATGCCATTCTCCATTCCAGTTGGCTTTCTCATCCACAGCGTTATAGATGGCCTTGTTGGCCTCAATGACCGCTGTGACATCTTGTTGGGTCTCAATGGTCACATCGCCAGTTTCTGGGTTTTCATGCCAGATGCGCTTAATGCCTTGATCTTTGTTTTCGCTAAGTAGTCTTTTGTGAATCATTTTAAAAAAAGGGCCAAGTTTCCTCGGCCCTTTCCGTTGACCTTCCGATTAGGAAGTAATCAGGTCTGCTGCCAGACCATGGGCATTTTCAGCCAACACTTTATGACCCCACTCCACGATCAGCATACGCTTTTCAGCGTCACCAGTCTTGGCTAATTCAACTTGCTGATAAGGGCGCAGCAATGTCATCTTGGCATACTCAGGGTCAATCACCCATGCATCGCGCTCACGCTGGAATCTATTTGCAATGACCTGTACGTTCCCAAAATCTGAAACATAAATGTCAACTGCGCCAATCAAGGTGGCAGGCTTTGCACCGCCATCAATGTTGAAACGGCTTGAGGCAATACCAGAGAAACCTGACACGCGCTGTTTGTTAACAGGACCGCACATCAAAATCTTAGGTGTACCACCAGCGGTCCACACTTTCTGAATCACATTCTTGAGAATGGTTTCAGTAAATGTGCGCACGTTGCCATCTGTACGGGCGCTGTTTGGCAGCGTTGTATAAGATGGATCAGTACCATTGGTCTGCTTGTCTGTGTTCGTTTTGATAAACGCACCCAAAGAAGCAGTCACACGGGCAGTTGTCGCATCACCAGAAACAGCAATGCCGCCATTCAACATGATGAATTCTTGGTCGCGCTTTAGCTCAGAACCGCGTTTCGCGATTTGGTAGGCCAGCTCACTGCGCCGCCCTGCCTTATTCACCACTTCTTCAGTAGCTGACAAGATGATTGTCTTGCGTGAAATCTGTGCGTAGTTTTGCAAACGCACAGTTGGAACGACAGCATCAAAGCTGCCAACGTCATCACCCTCAAGCTGTGCATTGGCAGCGGCTGCGGCCAAAGTATCAGATTGATACTCAAACAAACTATTGGTCACGTTTTCGCGGCCAATGTTGCTCATGTAAGGCGTTTCTTCCATCTATGTTGAGCAAGGTTCGTTAGACCTTACCTCCATTACGGGACTGCATATTTCTATGCAGATCAGACTATATCTTCACCCACTTTCGTGGGGCTAGGTGCTTCGGACCACTTGGTCCTACGATCTTTCGATCTAGTCGTTGAACCTTCCTCTTTCGA